CTTCTGAAACGTCATCATCTATGTTTGGTAATTTAAATAATCCCCTATCAACTTTTAGGTTCTTATCTTTTGTTAACCATTGCGGTTCGTACTTATGACCAAATTCTTTATTGGCACGTACTAATTCAGCAAGTGTTAACTCAGCTTTGTTAGGATACAGCTTTTTAGCGTGTTTAACAAAGTCTATTTGTTTCTGATTTAACATAGTGTTTTCACGTCCTTTCATCATTTATATTAGTATATTATACGGTATTTTTTTAGGAAAGTCAAGTAAAATATACCCTTATTTTTCAATGTTTTTTTCATCATTTAAGCGACCTCCGCTATAAATTTGTTTAAAACTACTCTTGAAACTAGTCGATTCTTCATACTTCTACCGAAGATTCTCTTTAACTCAGCACCAGTTCCTTTTTTAACTGTTGCGTCTTGTAGATTAAAATTCTGTACTTTCATTTTCTTACCGTTCAGTAAAAAATACTTATCATATCCTTTTGATTTTACTGTAGCGGCGTTATCAACTCTAAAATCTTTTTGTATTTTAAGTCTTAATTTTTCTTTGTGGTCGTAATCTCTATAATCACCGATAAATCTATCTAAATCCCAACGTCTAATTCTCTTCATAACATAGAAACCGATTATTGTAGGATCATAATCTTTTTTAATTATATCTAATAATGTTTCGGTCATAGCACTACCGTACCAACCGTCTACTAAAACTATTTTTCTATTCTTATGTGTAATAACTATTTTAGAATCATAACTACAACTTTGTTTAATATAGTTATGTCCTTTTTTCTTAGCGTCTGCTATATCTAATTCGTCAATTCTTCTAGTAGGTTTATCTGGTATAGGTACTATCTGATTATGTCTGAAACCGTTGGCACCTCCGTCAGTTAAAGTAATAAAAGTAAGTTTTTCAACTTTATATTTCTTTAAAAATTCTGGTACTAGTGAATTACATACTAACAATGCTTCATTTAAAGGAGTATTTCCTAACCAATATTTGTCTGGCATTTGATAATTATTTCCTTTTGGATACTCATCTACATCACCGAATCTATTCCATCTATAATCATATGATGTTGCCATATGGAATAAGTATAATAATGATTCTTCAAATTCATTTTTTTTCATTCTATGACTAACACAATTTACTAATTTAAATTCATCAAAAACAAAGTCACCGTGTTTGTACTTCCAATAAGGTATTTCTTTTTCTGATTTATCTCTTTCACTAGTGAAAAAATATACTTCAAATGGTATATTAACTTTTCTAACAAATTCAACTAGGTTAATTAATTGAGCAATAGTATCAGAAATACAATCACTCATACTACCTGACCAATCTAATAACATTATCATACCGTGGTTTTTACCGTCAGGTACAATAGTTATTCTCTTAAATATATCTTCACTAAATTTGTAATTTTTTAATTTTAAAGGATCAATAATTCCTGTTTTATCAGTACTTGCTCTCTTGTAAGCACTAGCAGCTTTTTTCATTTCAAATTCTTTAACAAGATACATAACTGTCTTCTTGTTTTCAGTTCTAAATTTTTTAAACTTATCTAATAACCATCTTCTATATTCAGTTGTACCTGTTGGATAATCATTTAATGCTTTATTAATGTGTGTTCTAAAATCATTTAAAAATTCTTTATATGATACTAAAACTTGACTATAATTTGGTGTTGGTAATGTACCGTATACATAAGAAGTTTTTTTATCTAACAACTGTTCTTTTTTTTCTTCAAAGAAATCGTTTGTAATTGCTTTAAGTTTTTTCTGAGCAGGGTCTCCTCCAGCACCTTTGGCGTGTTGAGTTGGTGATAGTGATTTTTTATCTTCTTCTTTTTCTTTATCTTTTAAATCGTTATCTGTTCCTTTTTCTTCTGAATCTCTTTTATCATTTTTTTCATCTTGTTCATCTGAATTCTCATCTGATTTAACATCTTGTTTTTCACTATCTTCTGGATCTTCTCCGTCTTCATCTGATAAATCATAATTTTTAATTAATGGGTGGTCATCAAAATCTGGTAATTTCTTTATATCTTCAACTTGTTTTTTCTGCCAATTCAACATTTCTTTAGCAACTCTAACAACGTCAGCAAAAGTTTTGATGGCGTCAACTTTTGCTAACCAATTGTTGTTATCGGGAGTAAATATGAATGGAATTCTTTGACTTGATTTACTTCTTAAATTAATCTTATCAATTAACATAAGGTCTTTATTTAAATCTTTGTTATTCATACCAAAGAAGTTTTGTTTTTCTAATATATCAAATCCGTTGATATAATTTTTAACAACTCCTGGGTATTTCTTTTGAATTTTTTTGTCTATTCTAGTATCTTCTAATACGTTAACGTAAGTTCTTAACTCATCATCATCTTGAATTTTTTTCCATCCGTCTTCTGGAGTAAATAATGCGTGGGCACATTCGTGAGCAATTAACATATCATAAACATCACCGTGTGATTCTTTAAATATAGGAAGAGTTAATACACGAGTCTTTGTGTTAAAACTTGCTGTTGATACAGCGTTATGTTGTATGATTATATTTTCTGTTGCAAGTAATTTAGCTAATTGACTTTTTGTGTCTAAATTAATTGTAGTGCTTTTTTTCATAGTATGTATATATAATACAGGAAAAAATCGGGAAAGTCAAGTGTTAATTTCCCCTTATTTTATGCGACTTTTAGACGATTCTATTTCTGGAATATGAAAACTGGCTCATATTTTGCACCAGATTCTTGCGAGGATAACTGTAATTTATAGGTATCCGTGTGTGTAAATCCTTCTTCTACAGCGATTCGTACTGTATCATCTTCAAAGGTTTTATGTGATTTAATGTTTGCTACATTTAAACCCATATACTTATCTTTCTTTAATCCTTTATATGCATTTTGTATAGTCTTTCTTAAAAAGCCATTGTTCCACTCTTCATTACCACTATATTGATTAAATGATTGTCCTTCTTCTTCACCATATTGTTCCCAATTGAAATAAGGTGGACTTGTAAATGCAAAATCTAAACTATTTTCTTTTGGTTCAAATACTTCACTACCACACTTGTTTAAGAAATAGTGTCTATTATCTCTACCAAAATCTTCTTTAATTTGTTGTAGTCCTTTAAATGTTAATTCTGCTGGATCAGTACCAACATAATTAATATCTGATATAATTGCACCTAATATACGTCCACCATATCCCATTGACATATCCCATACCATAGCACCTGGATGGGCAAAGTGTGAATATAAACACGCCGCTGCTGTGGGTCTAAAATTAGATACACATTGAGTTCCTGTATATCTTCTTAATAAAGACCTCATTACACTTTCTGATTTATGTTTTGATTCAGGAGATATTTCAGTTATTTCACCTTCTAAATTACTTGCGATAGGCATTAAAGTATCTACTGATTGTTTACCAAAAAAACTACCTGTTAATAACTTACGTATACCTTTTTTAAAGTGTTCTTCATTTTCATATATCTCCATAGGAGTTCTCATTTTACCACATCTAATACCAAAACTATGTGGCATATACGACCAAGCTAAAGATAGACCTGTTTGATTCGGTTTTATAACTTTATCTTGCGTTAATAATCCTTTGAAATCTGTTGATTGTAATACTTTAAATTGTGCTTCTCTATATTGTTTATCTGTAGCATAATAAGGAAAACCTCTTTTCTTCCAATACTCATAAACTGAATCAATATTAGAATTTAATTCTTCTTCGTTTTGAACAACACCTTTTAGATTGCCCTTACTTGTAATAAGTTCATCACCTGTTGTTTCTACACCAAACGCTTCTAATGCATTTCTTGTATCAGTTTTATTTGTTAGTTTCTTCATATTTGCCGTGTCTAGCTTCCATAGTTTTCTGCCAGATTTTAAACTGTTTCTTTGCCTTTTTTTCTGCCATATCTAGTTTCATTTTACTTGCGTGTTCAGTAAAATTTCTACCTAACATATGTTCATATTCGTGTTGGAATATTCTACTTATCATACCATCTAAATTGCCTTCTTTTAAATCACCATTTTCATCTGTATATTTTACTACACATTTTCTAGGTCTTTTGATACTTAAAAATAAGAAAGGATATGTTAAACAACCTTCTTTCATCATTATAGTTTCTTCACTTGTACTAACTATCATAGGATTAAAACAAGCCATTTTTAAACCATTTTCTAATGATAAATGATTACCTAATACAAACATATTAAATGGTAACCCTACTTGATTAGCAGATAAACCTATACCACCATATCTTGCCATTGATTTAAACATTTCTTCTGACAGTTCTTTTCTATCTTTAAAATCGTGTTCCTTTAACATATCATCTGTAAAGGGTGCTATAGCTGACCTAACTTTAGGATCGCTAGGTGGTAGCAATTTTAAAAGTCTTTCTACTTCCATTCCTTGTTTTTCTGCTTCTTCTTTTGTAATTACTTTAACCATTATATCCTATCTAGTACTGTAAAGTTTTGGTCTTTTTTGTACTTAATTATGTTTGTAAATTTATCAAATAATATATCACCTTTATGTGAAATAATAAAGACATTTTCGTTTGATAATTTCTGTACTATTTTAAAGAAATCATCTGTACCTGCAAGGTCTAAACTTGAATCAAATATCTCATCTAGTATTAATAGATTTGTATTAGTAGAGTTTTTAAGTTTAGCTATATCTCTCCAAGTAAATAACAATGCTAAATCTATTCTCATTTTTTCACCTTCACTAAAGTTATTATAATTAAATGTATCTCTATATCTACTCTTAACTGTTTCATTAAACTCTTCATCTAAATGAAATGATACATAAAACTCCATTGCTTGTAGATACTTATTAATCAATTGATTCATTATAGGTATATACTTCTTAATAATTTGTGCCTTAGCACCTTTGTCATTTAATACTTGTCTTAATACATCTTGATACATTTTCTCTTCAACAATTTTATCTAATTCTATTTTACAATGTCTTAATTGGTCTTTCATTTCATTTAATTGTTTTCTAATATTTGCTATATCTTCTTCTTTATTTGTAAATACTTTTAAATCTTCTTCTATATTATCACTTTGATTTTTAAGACCTTCTAATGATGTATTTACTTTTGATAAATCAACACTTAAATTATAAATCTTATCTGCTACTTTATCATATTCATTTATTTTTTCACCCATATTTACAAGTTCTTTTAATAACTTTTCCATACCATCTTGTAAAGTATTAATCTTATTTTTCTCTTCATTACATTTTTGATGTTTAAATTCTGTAGATAGTGGTTGTGTACAAGTTGGACACACATCATTTTCTTCAAAAAATTTTAAAGACTTCTTATGTCTTTCTAAATTAGTTTCAATCTTCGCTTCTATCTTGGATAATTGCTTTGATTTATCATCAACTATATGTCTATCCTGTATGCAATCTTTTGCCGAATCTATCTCTTTATTGAGTTGTGCTACCTTGTTTTCATACTCTAATCTATCCTTGGTATTCTTCTCAAGCACCCTATTTTTATGCGTTTGGACGTCTATATCCTTGTGGAGAAGGGTATCCAAGTACTTTGCTTCAGTCTGATACTTGGTCTCTATTAACTCACATTGATGACGTGTTTCAGTTATTTTATTCTGTAATTCTCTTTGCTGACCACTCAATATAGTATCCATTCTACTAAATGCTCTTATGTCTAAAATCTCTTCAACGACCTCTCTTCTGAAACTTGCTCTCATTTTCATAAATGGCATATAAGAAGAAGACCCTAATAATACTACTTGACAAAACGACCTATAGTTGCACCTCATAATATTGTTTTCAAGATACTTTTGATAATCAATTGCGCTTGCGTCTTGACTCATTAATTGTCCATCACAATGTATTTCAAAGATGTTTGGTTTAACACCTCTTATAACTTTATACTCTTTTGGTCCTACATTAAATTCTAACTCAACCTCACAACCACCATTGTTAATAGTATTAACCATTTGGTCTTTTTTAATAATACGAAATGGTCTATTGAATAAAGCAAAACATAATGCGTCTAACAAAGTAGACTTACCACTTCCGTTTGCTCCTATGACTAATGTTAATTGTGATTTTCTTAAATCTACTTCTATTGGTACATTACCTGTAGATAAAAAATTCTTATAAGATATTCTCTTAAACTGTATCATAATATAAAACTAAAAATTATTTTCTATCTTTGCCTAATCCGACATAATCTCCAGTTATTTTACCTTTGCGTCCTAATCCAACATATGGTTCTGCACCTTCAGTTTTCAAATACGTTGTTTTTTGATTAGGTGGATTCATATAACAATTTCCAGATACACTTATCCTTTCTCCTTTAGTTGTATAAGGTAATACTTCGTGTCTTAATTGCGCTGGAAATATCCACATATATCCTACTATTGGTTCATATTTGTATGAGTGTTCTGCCCATTTTGGTGCTTGATTTTCACCATAATGAAAACCTATAACTCCAGGACCTAAACCAGTTCCTTTAAATGATTCTCTTTCTTCTTTTATGTCTGGTGTTTTTAAATATATAACCCAAGAAAATTGTCCACCGTGAGAGTGTTGAGGATTATATTCACGTTCTTTCATAAAATTAATCCATAAATCCATTAACGTATATGCTTTTGAAAATTGTCTTTCATCATATGGTTGTCCAACAAATCTACAATGTCCTTCAACATATTCATCTATATATGGTTGAAAGTGTCTTATGTACCACTCTTTATCTTCATTACTATAACGTCTTTGGTCACTTAATAATCCTGCTAATCTACTATTTCCTGAACCTTGTGGTGCTTCTTTACCTCTTTTTAAAAGTCCATCTAATAATGCTTGATGTACTTTAAAATAAGCAACATATGGACCAAAATTTAAATGTCCTTCTGTTTCTATTTTAGTAGGTACTGGATCAGCTGGATCATAATTTTTATCTTTGTCAAAGTTATATGAATATTGGTCTTGATTTCCTTGAAACTGCGACCTATTAATACTTTCTACCATTTCTTGCATTTTCTTTTCGTCTATACTCATTGATTTACCTCGCTATATAATTCTTTAGTATACTCTTTTAATTTATTTTTGTCAAGGTCTGTATCAAGTTGGTCTATATACTTGCCCAAAAATGTAAGTGTATCTTCACCTTGTTCTATTAAATCTTCTTTTACACTAGCAGTTACATCACTAGTATCCTCAAATATATTTAGTTCATATATGTTTAATGTACTATACAACCTATTGATAAACTTATCATACATATCTTCATCTGTTTTTTGAGATATAAACAGTTTGATATAACTGTTATCAAATCTTGATATGTCTAACGTATTATAATCGTGTTGTGTATCATCATACACTATCTTTTTAAAGATTCTTATTGGATTAGGAACCCTAGTTAACTCTCTAGTATCCGTATCAAAAATATGGAAACCTTTAGGGTCTTTATAATCGTTCCAAGTAATTTCATATTGTGTTCCTAAATAATATATCTGACCATCATCTGATTTTTTATGAAAGTGTCCTGATAAAACTTTTTCAAATCTATGAAACATTGACCTATCTAAACCTTGTTCGTTCATATGTCCTCTATGCATTTCAAAACCTTTTACTTCTAAATGACCCATACATATTTCAGCATTTGAATTTTCAATAGCATATAAAGACTCTTCATACGTATCATCACATATCCAAGGCATAAACAATATAGGCAATCCATCAAAGGTAACTTCTTTTGGACTCGCATATATCCAAGGTTCATTTTGACCATCATACGTTGTACATAATTCAGTAATTGCATTTACTTTATTTGTATTCTTATAATAAGTATCGTGGTTACCTAATATAATATGTGTATCAACCTTTTCTTCCCAAAGTCTTTTCATAATCTTTTGACGGAAGAAATTAGCAGTCTTATAGTTTATAAATTTACGTCTATCAACTACATCACCTAAATGTATTAACGTCTTAATATTGTGTTCTTTTAAATATGGAAAAAATACTTCATCATAAAATCGTGATTGATATTGTACAAAATGAGGACTATCATTTCTACAACCAAAGTGTGTATCGTTAAGTAATGCTATCTTCATTGATAATAATTCTCCTGTATAAAATCGTGATAACTTGGAAAGTTTTCAACTTCTTTATTCCATTGTTGTTTGCGTTCAGTTAATTTCTTTATAAATGGATCCATACGTTGTTTTATTTCTTCTTTACTCTTATGTGTTAGATTTATTAAGTTAGGTAAATCCATTGGACACCAATTTAAACCAGCTGCTATATAATGTAATCCATATTTGCCTGGTCTATCCATAGGATCAACAGGAAACTCCGACGCCATATTTCTTTGTAAAGCGGCTTGTAAATATCCTAACATAATTTTAGGTTTAAAAGTATATAAACTTTCTTCCCATACTCTTTCATTATTTGCTTTCCAATATTCAGTATCATTTCTTGTTGATAAAGCATAATGCAACCCAACAAATTCCTCAAATCCTTTAAAGATAGATTTACAAGCAAACGTAAAGTTATCTTTATCCCAACGTGTAATTTCACCTCTTCTTAAATTTCTTACTAACATCATTAAAAATTCGTGTACTGAAAACAAACCATTACTCTCTAATGGTTCAATAAATCCAGCAGATAGTCCTATAGCAACACAATTTTTCACAAATAATCTTTCGTGTATACCAGTTCTCATTGTAATGTTTCTAAATTCGTGTTCTTCATTACCAAAACCAGGTCGTACACCTGCTAAATGATTTTTAAATTCTTTTAAAGCAGTTTCATCATCTACAAATTTATCTGAATAAACATAACCTGTACCAACTCTACTCCACAATGGTATGTTCCACACCCAACCGTTCTCTATTGCTGTGCAATTGGTAAAGCATTCTACTTCTTTTTCTTTATCAACATAAGGAATTCTAGTCGCCCACGCTTTATTGTTTGGTAGATTTTGTATAGGTTCAAAAGGTTCTTTTAATGCACCACCTAAAAGCATTGATTTAAAACCTGTACAATCAACAAATAAATCTGCATAGTAACTATATGTTTTTGTAACTACACATTTAATACCATTTTCATTTGTAGGCACATCAATAATATCTTCTTGTATATGTTTAACACCTCTTGGTAAACAATAATGGTCTCTTAACCATAGACCAAATTTGGTTGCGTCAAACTGATAAGCAGAATCACGGTCTAGTTCAAAATTATGAAACTTAAAAGCACCTTTACGTTGATTAACTAACGCCATATTAGGAGCAAAACTTTCAGCATAATCTGAAACAGGTGTTTCTGGATAAAATTCTTTCTTTATCCACCAATCATTATAATTTAATTGAGTTCCTTCTGTTATAACTGGACCAAAAGGATAATGAAATCCTGCCTCGTCTTTTCCATTAAAGTCTGTAAACTTAATACTAAACTTAATAGTGCCATCTGTATGTTTTAAAAATTCTTTATCATCAATGCCCAAAAATTTTGTCCATTGTTTAACTTTTGATATTGTACTTTCACCAACACCAACAGTTGGTATATTTGGTGATTCTATTACAGTTATATCTTTATTTGGAAATGCTTTAACTAAAGTAGCAGCAGTCATCCAGCCAGCAGAACCTCCGCCGACTATTAAAATCTTATCAGTTTTCACTTTTTCTTTTTTTTCTTTTTAGTTGTTGTTTTTTTAACTGGTTCTTCCTGCGGAAGATTTTTTTGTAGAAATTCTGTAAATTGATTTTTAAACTCTCTATCTTCTCCTGGTTGCAATGTCATATCATCATAGTTTGCGTTTTGAATCATACGGTGTTTAATAGTTGTTTGTTTTTTCTCTTTCTGTATTCTCCGTACAAAGGCATAATAGATAATTTGTGTGAAATATGCAAATGGATTGTTTGATGTTTTTGGATTAAAGTTATCCAAATATTGTAAACAGTTCTCTATACCGTCTGATATCATATCATCCCGATAAGTATAGTTTATAAAATTTGGTCTAAATGATAAGTGATTTGCTATTTTTAAAAAACACTCACCTACATAATCTGGTACTGGTGGTTTATTTTGTTTTTGTCTTTTAGCTTTATTTACAGACTTTCTATACTCAATCATTGCCTGTAAAAATTCTTTATTATTTACATAATGTTCTGGTTTTTTTTTAATTCTAATTCCTGGCATAATGATTACATATTACTACAATTTTTTGTCTTTGTCAATGCTATGACGTAATAATCGTTTGATTGCTTTAGATAGTTTTTTGACAGGAATAATCTCTCCTATCTGCCATTGTTTAGCGATATGAGCGAGTTTTTTTGATTTGAATGGCACTTGACTTTTCACGTTTTTTGTATATAATGGTCTATGTAGACCGTTGGAGACCGCTTTAGTAACTAGTGGAGCGTTCTCTTTGTTATTTTATCTCTAAATATTTCGTTCAATAATTCATTGTCTTCCACCGAAATTTGTTCTTGTATAAAGTCACCCTTTTTGGCCTTTTTCGGTTGGTCTAATCTGTCATAATCATTTGCTAAAGATGTATAGTTTTTAGTCATATCTTCAGACGCCATAGTTATAGTCATTATTTTATCTTTTGGAATAGTTATCAATTTATCTGGTGTATAATAAAAAGTACCAAA